CGAAGCCCTCGCCTCCAACCCTGACGTGCTGGCTGTCATCACCGAAGAACAAGCCACAGAAATCTTTGAAACCATCGAAGTAGCACAACTAGATGAGACACAGATAGCCGAACTCACAGCAGCAATCCAAGACGCACCCCTCGCAGTCCAAAAAGCCTTCGAAAAAACCATAGACATCTTCGGCGGATTCGACGACTATGTACCAACAGGCTCAAACATCCCTGTAGGAGAACGACGAACCCTCATCGCCATCGCAGCAGGCACAACCCTCACAGCAGCAAGTAGTAAGATAAAAAGGAAATGAAACGCCTATCGAACCTCATCAAAGATAACGCCTGGACATACGCAGGCACGGGCTTAGTCCTCATCACCCTGTCAGGCCCAACACTCCGGCAAGCGGTATGGGTGGTTGGTGTATCATTGGTTTTACACGCAGCATTAACTCTCAGCACAAAGGAATCAGAATGAAAAAAGCACAAGACATCCTCGGTCGTATCGTGGCAGTGTTCCTGTCTTCAGCACTAGCAATCGTCGGCGGCAGTGCCGTTATTGCCCCCGAGTTGGAAATCTGGAAGTCGGCTGTGCTTGCTGGTTTTGCTGCATGTGCAACCGTTATTCAAAAGTTAGCGCAATCATCACTCGATGGCAAGTTGACAATGGAAGAAATCAACAGCGCGTTCGGCGCAAAATCCGATAAGTAATGGCCAAGACTGCTGCTTGGCAACGCAAAGAAGGCAAGAATCCTTCCGGTGGGCTTAATGCTAAGGGCCGCGCGTCATACAAAGCTCAAACAGGTGGCACATTAAAACCCCCTGTATCGGCAAAGCAAGCAGCAAAGTCACCTAAGTCTGCCGCTCGACGCAAATCTTTTTGCGCGCGAATGGGCGGCATGGAAGGACCAATGAAGAAACCAAACGGTGAGCCAACCCGCAAAGCCTTAGCTCTAAGAAAGTGGGACTGCTGATGCCGTACCCGGTTGTACCAGTAAAGCTTTGTGGTCACCTAAAAGGTGCTGTTCCAGGCAAACTAGCTGCAGAAAAACTACGCCAAACCATAGGTGGCACACTCCACCATTGTGCTGCCGACGCTTGGGAAGCAATGGTGGAAGCAGCAAGCGTAGCTGGTATCAAACTTAGACCAACCAGCAGCGGAGACACATATCGCACACTGGAATTACAAACCAAAGCATTTTTTTTAAGGTACCAGTTAGAAGACACCGGCAACCCAGACACACGCACCTTTGAAGGTAAGAAATGGTACCTCAAAAAAGGTCAAGCTTGTTTGGCTACACCGGGTAAATCGCAGCATAACCTCGGTTTGGCCGTAGATGTGGCTAACGCTAAAGGCCACACACTGGATTGGATGCTGGCCAACGAACACCTGTTTGGTTTTTCACATGAGGTTCAATCAGAGCCGTGGCACATTCGATACACCCAGGGAAACAAAGTTCCGGCTGCAGTTGTAGCACACCTCGCTACGAAAGCCGTATGATATGGATGCTATTTGGGCTGCTGTTGTTACTGGTAGTTTTGGTCTGTTAGCAATCGTTGTAGCCAAACTAGGCAAGGAAAACCGTGAAGACCACGCTGTAGTGCAGGGGATTTTGCGTGGTATGCACAAAACTATTTACCGGACAGAAGACAAAATAGACAAGGTTTCCGACAAGCTTTCTGGGCATCTGGAAAACCATCAAAAATAAATAGTTGCAATTTCTTTTTTTATGTGATTGACTGAAGGCCGGGGGGTGGGGCGGAGGCAATCCCTTCAATCGGTTCCAGATATGCACACAAAGTGTGCCCCCTCCCAAACAACAAAAAAGCCTAACGTGTAGCCATTTAAGGACGAGTCTGCTACACTGCGGATAACGGTTGCACAAGGGTTTTCCTCCCTTGTTTTCTCTTGTGAACTGTGGGTTGAGGTGGCCCCCTTCGTCGGGTTGGGGGCTCATCTCCCCGGATGCTTGCATCTTGCACATTTATGATGTAACATGAATCAACAGGAGGAATCAACCATGAGCAAGTTTGCAAAAGCTTTATCTACAAGAAAAAACCCATCAATACAAGAAAGAATCAGAGCTGTGCTTGATGACGAATCACACAATGATTTTTTAGAAGCAATGGACAACCCAGCAGTATCAGCTAGTGCGATACATCGAGCACTCAAAGATCTTGGTGTAGATATTTCTGCTATTTCGATACAGAGATTGAAACAAAAATGAGTAGCAGGTTCCATGAGTCTGTAGAGTCACACAATGAAATTGCAGAACTTAGGCGTGCTCTTAAAACAAGCCAGCTTGCAGAGTCCAGGTCAAAGATTAAATCTCAAGGCATCATTGACGCGGTATATCGCGCTGCAAAAGATGCGTCTTTGGCTACTGGTAATGCTCGCAGAACACCGGCGTTACCAAAAAAAGACATCAGAAAAGTAAAGGCAGAAGTTGCATTAGTACACGCAACAGACTGGCAATGTGGAAAGAAAACAATATCGTTTGATATTGCAACTCTCGCAAAAAGAATCGAAACGTTTGCAGAGAAGGTTCTAGAACTTACCGACATTCAACGCAAGCATCATCCAGTAAAAGAATGTGTACTCATGTTTGGTGGAGACATGGTAGAAGGCGTGTCTATATTTCCGGGGCAAGCTTATGAGATTGAGGCACACCTATTTGAGCAACTGTTTGAGGTAGCAAGGATCATGGAGCAGATGGTTCGCACGTTCTCTGCGTACTTTGAGAAGGTGTCGATTGTCTGCGAGTACGGCAATCACGGCCGGCTTGGTCGAAAAGGAGACATGCCCAACGGGGACAACATTGACCGTGTTGCATACAGAATTACAAGCGACAGAACCAAAGACCTAAAAAATGTGACATGGCAACAGTCGGACGACTGGTATCAAATGGTGAACATTGGAAACTACAAAGCTTTGCTTGTTCACGGCGATGAAATTGGTTCTTACGGGGGCATACTTCGCAAGGTAAGTTCGTGGTCTACCGGTGTGGTTGAGCCGTTCTCCGATTGCTATGTTGGTCACTTCCACACCCCAACAACGCTTACAATGGCTAACGCCGGCCGCATATTTGTATCCGGATCGCCAGAGTCACACAATGAATACGCTCGTGCGTATGTAGGTGCAGTGGGCAAACCATCACAACGACTTCACTTTATTGACCCACAGAAAGGGCGTGTAACTTCAGAGTACACGTGCTGGTTGGACTAATGTTTCTCAAAAAAAGAACAAGAGAAGAAGTCGTTAATAATATGGAGCCGTGGAGTATGGTCGAGATTACATGGAGGGATGCGTACGATGCTTCGAACGGGTGGACGGAAGTTAACACATACAAGCCAGAGGATCAGATAGCACGAACTGTTGGCTATGTGTGGAAAAGCTGTCAAGAACACTACATAACTTTATGCGGAACAATGTTTGACTCTGAGTTGCCAAAGGTGGAGACGGTAGGTAACGTGACACACGTACCGATCGCAATGATTCAATCAATTAGAAAAATACAACAGAGGAGAGACAATGAACGGATACAGATACACGATTGAGAAACCAACCCACGGGAGCCAAGAGTGGCTAACGGCGCGTTGGAAAGATGAAGACGGGCTTGCTCGCATAACCGCTTCGGTTGCTGCAGCAATTCACGGAGAAAACCCGTATATGACGACAGCCGATCTTGCGATTGAACTTCTCGCCGAGAACGCGCCTACACCCAAAGAAACAAACATGGCAATGGATCGCGGGAACAGACTCGAACCAGTTTTGATTGAGTGGTTTGCCGACCTCGAACATATAGAGGTGTCGACACCGGACGTTCTTTACGCGTTCAACACGGACGGAAATTCGGTTCGTTTGCTTGCAACACTTGACGGCATAACACCGGACGGAATCCCAGTTGAGATTAAAACATCTAAAAAAATGTGGACGGGTTCCCTTCCGCCGATGTGGTACTGGCAAGGAATTCATCAAGCAATCTGTGCAGACTCTGACAGGGTTGAATGGGGTATCTTTGACAGCAATTTAGAGTTGCACCGTTACACGCAGGTAGTCACATCAGACGAAAAACAAAACCATATTGCTGCTTGCCAAGAGTTCTTGCGCCATATTGACGCAGGTGTAGTACCACCGGACGCACAGATGAGTTACGAAAACGCAAGCTACCTCAACCCATCAAACTCATCTACAGCAGAGCTGCCTGAAAGTTTTGTTGAGGTGTTGGAATTGTTAGAAAGAGCTCGTACTCTTAAATCGGAGGCAGCTGCTTTGGAGGAGCAAGCAAAGACCGAGATAGCAATGGCCCTCAAGGGTTGTGATGTCGGATCAATAAACGGAGATAAGGTGGTTACTTGGAAAGTCTCAAAGAAATCATCGTTCGACACTACAAGGTTCCAGTCGGAACACCCAGCTCTAGCAGAAAAATACATCAAGCAGACAGAGTACAGAACAATCAGAACAACAAAAAGGAGCAAATAACAATGGCACACTTCAACTTAGACAACTACGAGACAGTCGAAGATCGACTTGTTAAGTTTTGGCACGACCATCCGGACGGCCGCATTGCAACAATGATGGAAGACATCACCGCAGACAAGTCAATGGTCGTCTTTCGTTGCGATGTCTACTTCCACGCAGATGAC